CTTTGTAACCTTGTTTTTTCTTTTTTGAAGCTCCACCTTTTTTGTATGGAAATCTTACATTTGATCTAACACCGTTTTGTCTCATAATTGTCTCCTTGTTCTATTTATATTGTTTTTAAGTATAGTTGTCTAGCTTATTTTTTACCATTCCTAAATATTTGTGTTCCCTTAATACCAAAAACACTCGCCACGACGAGAATCCATAAATTTGTAAACCATTTGGGAAGATTCGAGAAATACTCGAAAAAGATCTCTATTTTCCTCATAGCTTCCGGATCCTCCGTCCAAACCGACCAGGCGAGCACAATTATTGGGAGCGTCAAAATCGCAAGGACAATTTCGTCTTTGTAGTCGTTTTGACGGGCTTCTAAAAGTTTGCCCTGGTAAGCTTCCTCGCCACGCGCTTGTTTTTCAGCATGTAAAAGCTGTGCATCAGACATAGCCATCTTTGCTCTTTGTCTGTTAGCGTAAATTTTACCCCCTGCTTGTAAAGCAAGTTTTGCTAATCCGAACCAGGCCATATACTAATACCAAGTTGCTGTTTTACTTTTCGATTTTAGCATTCTTTTAGTTCCTTTAACTTCAACTTTATCGCCAGTTGGAATAACATTTCTTTGTATTCCATCAGCGTTAGTTGCCGATCTAGGATCCCACTCCAAATTTTGACTTGGAGTCTCAATATCGATGCCACCTTTTTGGTATCCATCTTTACCGACGTTTAATGCTTTGTTTGCATCTACTTTAGCCATTTTTTCTCCTTATTTTTTACGCATTTTTTTGAATGTTACAGCAAGACGAGCTCTTTGTCCAAGCTTTCCTGGTTTCTTAGCTGCGGCAGCCAGTTTTGCTGCAGGAATTGTCTTTCCTTTTTTAATTCCTAAAGAAGCGCGTAAAGCTCCTGGTTTTTTTACAGCTTTTTGTATCCATTTCTTACTCATTTGTTTTCTCCTTTGTATTTTTCAATTTCAACACTTGGTATCATCTTATCCACATTTGGAATAGACTTACTAAGTATGGTTTTTTCAATGGAAGTATTAGCTCTGAGTTTAGCTAATTCTTCATTTTGATCCAATTTCTCATCTTGAGTTTGTTGGTTCATCATCGCCTTCATACGATCAAGATTTATTCTCTCCTCATCATATTGTTTTTTTCTGAAGTTTTCAGCTGCTCTCAGGTCTAATTCTCTTGCTCTTAATTTAGCAATTGGGTCATTATCAAATTGTGAAGTAATTGCTTTTTCTTCCTTCATAAATTCTTCCATCATTTCAGCAATCAAAATTGCTTTTCTTGCCTCAATCTTTTGAGACATCATTAATACTTGTTGCTGAATTTGAGGATTGTGTTGTGCCATTTGTTGCATTTGCGCTAATTGTTGCAATTCATCTTTAAACTCTAATTCAATTTGTTCTTGAGCCATTAAACTAATGTGTTCCATTACATTTTTTTCCATCGCAGCCATTACAATTGGATTATTTCGAGCAATATTAGTTGCCATAAAATTTAAGTGAGCAGTTATATGAGCTCTGTGGTCTTGACCAGGAAACGCTTGAAAAGGTTTTCCAGATAAAGCCATAATGTTTTCTAAAGCAGGATCAATAGGCGTTGGTTGGGGTGGTTTTATCAATAATTGATCAATATCTTTTACCCCTAAGGCCTCATACATATTTCTGTACGCTTGATACATATTATGCATCTGAGGACTGGCTACTGCCAGCTGCAACTCTGTTTGCGCAAGGGAAATACGCTGAGTTTGTGAGAAAATGTTAGGGTCAGCAACTGGCAGTATATCTACCCGATCATCAAAGTCTGCTTGCTTAATCATTCTTTGACCCCCAACTACATCGTACGGATATTCCGGTGGCAGATATAGCTTGAATACTCTAGCTAATAATTTGAATTCTTGTTTAAGAGCTGAGTAAATTCTTTTATGTATTGCTGACATCGTTCTACTGCCTCTTTCAAGTAAAGCAACAGTTGTACCGACGGCAGCTTGTTGATTGCCATCGCCAACTTGTAGATCAGCAATTGATGCAAATCTTTGTCCGGCTTGGACAACAATACCCATTAATTGTAATAAAGTTTGAGAAGGCTCTTTAAATGGTAACATCATAAATGAATCTTTTAAGTTACCACCGGGAGCATCTACATCTCTAAATTCACCTGGTTGAATAGATTGCGCGTCATCTCTAATTCTAATGCCACGCATTTTAAAGCCTGCGGGTAGATTGGAAAGCGTACCCGCATCCAATAACTGACGAAGAGCTGCTGTTGCAGTTCTAGATAAACCGCCAATCATATGAATGAGACCGAAACCATAGAAACCTAATCCTGGCAGAAACTTAAAGTGGACAAAGTAATCTATTTTATTTTTTTTCGGATCTCCAATTTCGTAATTTCTTTTAATTGCTAAAACATTTCTTGTTGATTCTTCAATTGTAACAATGTATGGAATTTTAATTCCCGATTGTTCTCCAGTTTCATTATCTGTATCTTCAAAACCTTCTAAGTCTAAATTTATATGACATTCTAAAATAGTATAAACATCATCGTCTTTAGTTTTTCTTTGACCTTCTAATTCTCTTTCGGCTTTCTTAACATCACTCTCCATTTGTGCAGGAGTTCCTAATTCTATATCTCTATAAAAACCAGCTACTTGTTGTTTTCTTAATTCATTTTTAGAAATTTTAAGCCGATGGATGATTGCTTCCGCTTCGTCTAATGAGGTAGCCGTGTACGGAACAATCAAATCATCTGCAGGTACAAACTTCGAAGTTGCTCTCTCTTCCAATTCATCATAATAAACTTTTTTAAATGAGGAACCTGCAAGAGGTAAATAGAATAACATTTGATCGAAGTCTGGCTCATAGTCTTTCATTTTTTCCATGAGCTCATAATTCATGTAATCTTTTACTCTTTCAGCTTGTTTTGTTTTTTCAATATTTGGTGCACCGATGGCTTGTGTACGTACTGGGCCATCAGCCGGTAATAATTCTTTATATGCCAATGCTTGAAACTGCGTAACAGCTTCAGCCAAAACTGGATGGGTTGCCCCACTTGCGCCTTGAAATGGTTCAGTTCGCATGTCATATTTAAATCCTAATAAATCAAGTCCAACAGTATAAGTTCTTTCCCATTCTTTTCTACCCATTTGATAGTCCATATATTTTCCAGAAAGGTCTGAGCCTAATTCGGATAAAACTTGATCAGGTAAAAATTCTGCTAAATTTGCATAATGTTCATCAGCGCCTGCAGGGGCTGCCGCTGCGGGATCAAAATCAATATCAACTGATCCATCTTCTTGTTCGGTTACTTCAACGCCTTCAGGACCTTCTTGAATCTCTTCTTGAGCTTCAACAACTTGTTCTTGAATTTCTTCTTCGCCTGGAACGGTAATTTTTTTTCTAGGCTCGTTTGGAAGAGCCTTGTCTATTTTGTCTGCCATTTATTTTCTCCAATTTTACTGTTTTAACAGTATTATAATTAATATTCAAGCCCTGAGGCGTGGGGCCTGATTCAGGCGCCAGGAGCCAGGTCTTAGGATACTCAGACTTTGATGTTTTTGATTTGATTCGCATAAGGTCCATATGTTGGTTTATTTTCTGTAACTACTTCTTCTTTTTCCTGAAGTTCAAAAGGTTCAATCTTTTGAGCTGTACTTTGTATATCGGTTAATCTCTCAGCTGCTGCTAAATTGTCTTGAGCCTTTGTCTCGTTTAGCTCATCCATAAAACTCATATTGGATGCTGCTAGACCTGTAGCTTTACCCACATCGGTCTTACCAGTTAACCATCCTGAAGCTCCTACAGCTGCAGTTAAAGGTGGAACTCCTAGCATAGTCATAATAGAAGTATCAGCCAACATTAACGCACCAGAGGGTGCAATTCTAAAATTTTTAAATGGTAACTTCTTCCAGACACCCTGACCTTTATCTAAAACTTTTCGTGCAAAGATTTGAGGTTGAGTTCTACTTGACGTCTTTTCAGTTTTCAGTTTATCCGCAGTATCAACACCTTCAATCATTCTTAGGTCTTCTATTTTTGCTTTTTTTAATAAATACGCTTTGAAGATTCTTCTCTCATTTGCATCTAGTTTATTTATATTCTTATTCATATCTTTAGTAATCCATTTTGAAGAATCACCCCCTATACTATTTCCCTTAGCAAAAGAAATAGAACCGTCGTTGCCAATTATTGCATTTATCTTTCTGTATTTTAAGAGACCTTCATCTTGAGGGAATTTTGTATAGTGTTCATTTATTGTTTTGGCGGCTTTTGCATCTATAGCTTTTAATTCAGCCTCTATGTTTTTTGCAGTATCAACATTTACATCACTTAAAAGATTCACTCTTTCTTTAGCAATGGCTAATAATTTTTTATTAGCACCAATCATTCTTTCATTAACATGTTTAGGTATAACAGCAAGATCTTTGGTTCTAACATCAAACTCATCCCCAAGAGAATATAAATGATGCACCGGATGACCTTTAGTTCCACTAGCTCTCATGTTCTGATATTTTTTTATAAGTTTGTCTCTTTCAACTTTATGAGCTAATTTTTCTTCATCAGAGAGCTTGACATATTCCAAATCGTTAGCCGTCTTATGTCTATCAATTAAATCGTGAATTCCTTTTTCTGAATAACTCCCTTTAAGAAATCTTTCATAAATTTCTGCGTTACTTAGAACCCCAGCTTGTTTTCCAGCTGTAGATGTCTTAGCAGAGCTATATCTTTTATCTAATGCGTCATCAAAAGCTGCTTGTTCAGTTATATCAGCAAAAATAAATTTTCCATTATGTTGTTGTACTTTTTTTCCCTGATTTAGGAGTCTCTCCCTTATTGTCTCGTCCGATGCTGTTTTTCTTGCTAACCAACCTTTTTTCTTGGAGGCAGTGGAGTCAACATTAGAATAAACAGTTCCATGTCTATTTGTTCTTTTATGAATGTGTCCTGTCGCTTCATTATAAACAGGGCTCGTGCTACCTACATTTTTTTTAGTTGGTCCAGTTGCTTTTTTTATTGTTCCAGGAGGACCATCTGCAAAACCAATTCTACCTCCATCAGCTTTTAATTCTATTCCTAGTTCATCTGCTTTCTTAAAAATTAAATCTTTAACGAACCACTCTGGCATCCCGACTCCGGCGCCAAGGTACTTTTTCATTCTACCTACATAGTCATTAAAAACTTTTTGATTTCGTTCTTGGGGTGATAATGGATTTGGTTGAGGGAGAATTGCATCTCCACCGTTTGAAAACTTTTGACGTCGCGTAAGATGCGCCATCATATCATTGTATTGAGCGATCTTCACTTAAACTCCTAATATGCCTGGTAATCCTCCGGATGCAATATTAGCTCTTTCCATTTGAATAAATTCATCAATTGAAATTACAGGCATTCCTAATTCTTCTTGTTGGAATTTATATTTCTCATACTCGTCTACCATCATAGGATCATAGTCACCTGGATTATAAGCAACCTTCTGAGAACCGCCTGAACCTCCCGCCATTTCTTTAAAATAAAATTCCTTAATCTCTTCTATAGATCTTGGTCTACGACCTTTTCTTTTAATAAATTCTTCTACGACTTTTTCTATCAGAACATCTTGATTGATTCCTGAAGCCTGTTGCCCGTAAGGAATTCCTTGGTCTTGCATAAATTCTGTAGTTGTTAAATCGTCTTGTACCACGCCTCCTGGATCAGGAGGTCCTAAAGCATAACCGATTCTTCCGCCTTGAGCTGCCATCTGTATACCTTCTAGTGCTTTAGACGAAAACTTATTTTGAAGTCTCTCCATCTCTTCCCAAAATTCATCGAGTTCTATAGGGCTTAATTGTTTAAAAGGTTTATTAAACAGTCTGAAAGAATGTTCATCGGCATCGCTTTCATTTCCATGAAGATCAGTGGAAGCCATTTTCATCGGTGCACCCGCATCTAGACTCTGAATTCCTTTTGCATCTTTAGGAAGCATTAATTCGTTAATATCAATTTCCTGGACCTCTTCGTCTTTCCATGAAGCTGGGCCATCGTCTTTATCAGTCCAATCCCAGTGTTTTCTCCAATCAACTATGTCTCCAGGTCTTTTTGCCATCAATAATACGTCCTTTGCGTTTTAACTACTTTTTCTTCTTTGTAGTCTTCGGGGTGGGTGATTAAACCTCCCTGTCTAAATCGCATTACGGCTTGGGTCATACTATCGACCAAGTCATCATGATCCCCATACGGAAACGCTGCACATTCTTCAATTACTTCTTGAGCAAACTCCATTTCTTTGGGCGCCCATATTCGGCCACTCTCAAAAAGAGGTGATACCGAGTTCACTCTAGTATGTTTATCGTTTCCTTTACTAGGTGTGAAATTTATAACAGGAATTCCCATCTTACGCAACTCATAAGTTAAAGGAAGCCCTGATGCCTTACTCTCGATTATAACGGTCTCTGGATTCCAATAACCATATTGTTCCAAAGCAATTCTTCTGAGTTCAGGAAACTCGTACCTTCCTTTTAAGGCATCTACTAAAATTAATTCAGGAGCGCTATCTTCATTGGGAAGAAAAACTCCCCACGTAGTGATTGCAGAAAAGTCTGCGGTTTCTTTTTTCATGAAAGCGGTATCATAAGATTGAATAACATGTTGTAAGGGAGGAAGTTCTTCGTCTTCCCAATCTTTCCACCACTCCCTTTTAATTAAAGCTCCTTCTTCAGAAGTTGGATTCTGCATATACTGTGCATTCCATTTACTTCCAGGTATTGATGCTTTAACCGAGTTTAAATCACTCAAGGGCCAGTATTCAGGCCACACGGCTTTACCCGATGGCATGATCGCTGGAAATTCGATCACTTCCCATTTATCTGCTTTTGGTTCTTTTTGAGAACTGATTAATTTACCCGTTAAATCTTTTTCATTCCATCGTGTCATAACAACTACAATTGCTCCACCAGGTTGGAGACGTTGTCTTGGACCAGAAGTATACCACTCATAAGTTCTTTCCAAAGCACTAGCATTCATTGCATCTTGCTCTGTGTGAGGGTCATCAATTATTAACAAGTCGGCACCCCTTCCAGTAATGGCTGATCCAACACCAGCCGCATAATATTCACCACCTTGTTGAGTCTCCCATTTACCGGCAGCTTGACTATCTTCTTTAAGTCTTGTTTTAAAAAATTGTTGGTATTCTGAAGAATCAATTAGTTGTTTAGCTTTACGACCAAACCTAACTGAAAGTTCAGTAGTATTTGTAGATTGTATTATTTTTAATTTAGGATTCTTTCCAACCATCCAGGCAGGTAAAAGGTAAGAAGCAAATTCAGATTTAGTATGTCTTGGCGGCATATTGATAATGAGTCTCTTTATCTTTCCCTCCGCTAACTTATTAAATTTTTCTGAAATTTTTTTATGATGGGACCCCTCTATAAATTCTGGCCACACATGTTTAACAAAGCTTAGAAAGTCAGATTTAACCTTAGACTCCTTTTTCTTCTCTTTCCATTGATTCATCATCAATGAAAACTGTCTTCTTACGCCTTCCGGCAACTTATCAAAATTTTTTAATTTTTCTCTGTCTAGGTTCATAGGAGTCCCATTAACTATTTTATAGGTTTAAACGTATGAATCAAGGCCTAAAGTCAAAACTTTGGGACCCCTTTTTTTAAAAAAAGAAAAGGTTTTTGAGATGTTTTGAAAAATGGAGGTCGGGTTGGGACCTCTTGGACCCTGGCGCAGCGGGCGCGGCGCCACAACCTATGATTGATGTTTAAACTGCATACATGCAAGGCGCGAAAAATTTTTAAAAAAAGAAAAAAATTTTTTGTTTTTAAAAAAAAAAATTTAAGAAAAAAAAAAATAAAATAAAATAAAATAAAAAAAAACGTGGCGCAAATTTCTTTGCGCCACGTTACAGGTAACACTCTTGACTAAAGAGTTCTCTAATGCATTGTCTTTTTATTTTGTTCTTGCCATTTTTTATATTCATCGGTTTGCATTGTCAATCTTTGCAAGTCTGGCAACACTAACAAAGCCATTGCAAATGACATTGCTTCATCTCCAATTTGTTTAGCACAATACCTCACACGTTGCGCAACTTCTTCTTTAGGCGCATTGTAAACAAATAAAGCCGAGTGTATTATTTCTGGAGTTAAATGTTTTGGAAAAGAAATATCTTTGTTAAAAGATTTCCCAAAATGTTTATGTTTGTTTCTTTCTTTCATATTACCTTTCGTTTAATGTGTAATTACTATCACGATATTGCTCTTTGGTCAATGGTCTTTCTTCCTTTGTTATTAGATTGCGATAAACATAAATCATATCATTATTACTAGTCCAATCATAAGTTTTCTCCCACGCATTTTCTTCTGTTAAATGTTTTGCTTCTGTTGTTCTTCCAAAGTGATCGATTGCATTATCTCCGAAATTAGCAAACCAATCATCTTGACATCTTAAAGAACAAAAATTTCCATTGCCATAAGACATTGATGATCTTCTTCTAGTTTGATAAGTCTTGTTTGGTTTAGTTCCCTTGAGCCTGTCCTTTGTTGTGTAAGTATGACAATGTGGACTTTGACAAAATTTCAAACTCATATTGCCCCCACCAAATTTAAAAAGATAAAAACAATTAAACAAAATGCAAAATTATAAAAAGCAGTTTCCCAACTCATACAACCTCCAACAAACTATCTTCATCCTGTTCATCTTCTCTTTGAACAGTTCCAATTAATTTAGTTCCTTTTAATTGTGAATATTCTTTGAAGTAAGAATTAACAATATCTGTCATATTATCTTTTACATCATAACATTCAACATTGCGCGTTGATGTTTCATTTAACCATTTATTAAAAGCCTCATCATCATCTTTCGCAATAACTTGAGTTTTAACAACTAGAACAATCTCTTGTTCTATTTCATACACTTTTTTTCCAATGTCGCTATCTGCCAACATTAATTCTTTACTTGCTGACATTATGCTACCTCTTTTTCTATTTTAAGTGGATTTGTTGCAGTTCTGTAAGGGTTTAAAGTTTCTGCGTCTAAATCATAATAGCAAAAACAATAGTTTCCTTTAGGTGTAACCCAAGTTCCTCTAACTCTAGATGTTTGATCTATTTTACCTTTTCGAGTAATTATTTCTCTATGCTTTTTTGCGTAGTAAGTAATGAAAAAAGTTTGTTCATTTTGTAATTGCTCGATTTGTTTTTTTACTTTGTCTTTCATGTTTGCTCCTGTGTTTATTATGGGATAATTGTAACATATCCCATAATAAAAGTCAATCTCTAATTTTTAGTTCATAGATTGTTTTTTCTCATATTCACGTCTAGCGAGTATTTTATCTTCTCTACTAACATTTTTGTTTTTCATGGATTTTAAATGTTCTGACGCAAGTTTAGGATTATAAAAAGTCAACCCTGTTGAGTTCGTTCTTATAATTTCTGCTTCAGTTATTGCTAGTCCACTTTCATTGGCAAACTCAATAGCTTCATCAAGATATTTATAACTCTTTACAACATCTTTAATAAATTTCATCTGTGCTAAAATAGATTTTATCCATTTATAATGTGCCATGATGAACTTACCTTTAGCTTGTTTCCAAGCTACAAGAATTTTGAACTCTTGTTCAGTACAAGCGATTGATCTGTCTCGACAATATTCTCGACCAATTAAATCTAATTTATATTTGTCGTTCCACTCTTTGCCATAACCTGCGTCATCATCCCCTAAATATTTATCGTTTGCGTCTTTAAATTTAGTTAGATGAGGATTTTGATCTTTTCCGTCTTGTTCAATCAAGATATCAGGATTACAACCCTCTTGCGCTTTTAATTCATCACGCAATAAAGCATATCCATATTCACTATCGGAAGTATGACTTGAATTGTTTTCAACATCTGTCGAGCCAGTTAAACGAAAGTCAAAATGTTTTTCTATATTTTTTTCTTTCATAATTGGATTGTTGTCATAATCCCTATCTTCAACCATGCCTGTATAATGAAAATGAAAACAACTATCTGGTTGGATAGTGTCAACATTTTCAAACTTGTCTTGAAGATACTGTGCTTTTACAATATCTTCTGGTAAGTAATGCCTACGAACAATTTGTTTAGCAAGTGTCCACGCATTATCATTGATCTCAATTTGATCTGCTTTTAGATCATCATACTTTCTTTTTTCTTGAGTATCTTCGGCTTCAGCCCATACTCTCATACGAGTTCCAATCTTATTCCGATACTCTTGATTAAGTCTTATTCTACTCATTGTTTTTGCCTTTCTTTTTATTTTGCATAATTATTTTTATATATTACTTGACAAACGTTGTCAATGGGAATATATAGGATCATCCAGTTTAAATACTAAACCAAGATTAACTCGCTTGGGATATTAGAGTTTGACCTCGTTACTCTGGCCCGGTCGATAAATTTGGAAAGAGAGGGACAACTTCTGGTTGTGTTGAACATTGGCTTTAGCCTTGCTATCGGCACTCCCAGAACTGATCCCAGATCCATTGAAGCTATTGGTTTGAGCCCGATGTTATTTAATGGATCTGGGATCAGGTTGAAATAATATAGGCCTCTGCCCTGAAGATCGGGCGGGCCTGATCCCTGATCAGAGAATTCCGAACTCGGAGGGAGCCTGAAGTAATTAATCAGGCAGTAAACTCGTCGGCCCTCTGATCTGGGACCAGGTGTTGTAACTGCGGGATATTAACCGCTATAGTATAGGTCGAGATCTCTGCTAGAGATGGAATTGTATATGGGCCAAAAGAAGATTCCCGCCTACACA